AAATCTGAATGTAAAAGTTCTTGATCGCCTCTTGCTCAGTGACGTAGTAAAGATCTTCCTTAACAAAATTGTAGTGCCAACCTCGTAGCATGTTCAGGTCTTTATCAATAGACATAACACAACAGGTATCTTCAGCATGGTTGTATACCTCGATACCTATTGCGTCATCTGCCTCTTGTCCTTCAATCAAACTAAACTTCCACTTGCTCATGAGATAATCCCTGAGAGCATCGTAGTGTATGGGCTTACGTGCTTTCTCCCTGTTCCCCTTATACGTTTGCTCAGTCGCTATCTCTGTTCTGTAATTAGAGTTCCCTGTGATGAAGCCCTTGTAATCTACTACACCTTCAAGGGCTATGAGGTTATCAATGAAGTGACCCATGCGAGCTATCGCAAACTTCTCTTCCTCAAGATCATCAACAGAGAACCCTATTCTATAGACAAGGATGTCTCCGTCAATGAGAGCTGTTACTTTCTGCATTGACGGATTCATTTAGAGAGCTTCTTCCAGTGCTTCTTCTTCTGGAGTACCAGTGTACTCGATCAGATGACTAAGCACCAACTTGTTGATACCAACAGACACGCCAGCCTTACCTCTGAATTGATACTCGTAAGGTTTAACGGTGGCTGTACCTTTAGAACCATTAGCTACCTTGACATTGACGGGACTACCATCCTCCATCTCAGTCTTGATAGGATAGTCTTTAGACTTCGCTACAACATAGTTACCTTTCTCGTCAGCATGCTTGACGTTGACTCCCATTTCTTTCAGTTTGTCCGTAGCCTCATCAGATAAGTTGCACAGGTCAACTTGATATTTGCCTGATAGAGAGTTAGGTTCTGATAGAGATGCCCACATGATGTCGGCTTTAACTCTGAATGGTTTAAGATCTAACATAGTACTTCTCCTTAGTGTGTGCTTGCCCAATTAGCTCCAGTTTTGAACTCACCATCGAGTGGGCAGCGTAGCCCGAGGGTGTGTCCTGCTTCCTGAATTGCCTGTATTCCTAACTGTCCTACAGATTCAGCAAGTTCTTTCGTAGTCTCAATCTGCCACTCATCGTGTACGTTAGCGACAAACTGAGCATCCATTATACCACATTTTAACTTATCATGCAAGTGAATTAATGCTTGTTTCATAACAATTGCACCTGCTCCCTGCAACAAAGTGTTAAGCGCGGCATGCTGTGACCTGACATATAAACGTCTACCATCTAGTCCCGGCAACCACCCCTTCTTAGACAGACGATCAACCTTCTGTCTCAGTGTACGTAAAGCTGGTGTGTTATCGAGGAACTTATCAATCAACTTCTTACCCTCACGCTCACTACCACCTACGATACTACCTATCTTAGCAGGACCAGCTCCGTACAAAAAAGCATATATCAATGTTTTTGCCTGATCTCTATTGGTTAGACCAGCCGCTTTCATATTGACAGTATGAATATCACCATCACATACTTCCTTAATGTAGTCCTCATCCTGCATGTAGTGTGCCAGCATACGTAGCTCAAGACCAGAGGCATCAATACCAACCAACACCTTACCATCGTCTGCTATCCAGCAAGACCTACACTCCTCACCATACGCACTACCAACACGCGGTACTTGTGCCATGTTAGGTGAACTGTGTGTCATTCTTCCCGTGACTGCACCGTTGGTGATGATCGAACCATGTACCCTGTCCTCGTTATCAGCATGCTCAAGCCATGATTCAACTTGAGCCACCCGTTTCTGAAGCAGTAAGTATTTCTCGATGAGTCTAGCTTGAGGGATGTCAATAGTTGATAATACTTTCTCATCTACAATCACCGATCCTTTCTCTGTGTGCTTCTTAGGTTGCCAGCCAAGAGACATAAGTCTCTCAGCTATTTGTTTACGAGAGCCGGGGTTGAATACCTCAACTAAATCCTTGAGTCTCTTGCCTGTCTTCTCGCTGTAACGTACTGTTACTATAGGTCTAAATACTTGTTGGAGTTCTTGCTCGATCTCATTAAGTCCATCCTTCCATTCAGCCAAGAGGGACATGACCTTTCTAATGTCCAGCTTGAAACCAACCTCTTGCTGACTCTGAATAATCTCGGCAACCCTGTGCTCGATATCAACGCTCCGATCCCATACCAGTAGACCATCGCTAAGACTTTTGTATAGTGAAGCAGTGACTTCAACATCTTGTTTGCAGTATCCAACCATCTCATCTGTTAATCCTCCATCAAAGTTATTGAACTCTTCCTTTTGTTTTCCTAGTCTTAGACCCCATGACTTTAACGAATGCCCTCCTTCTCTCACTGGGTTTAACAACCTTGAGATGACTAGTGTATCTCGTAGTTGGTGCTTCGTTGTATTCAAATTCCATAGCCTCCTTAACACTGGCGCATCGAATCCGATTATGTTGTGACCAATCAACGTACTTGGTTCTTCCAGATAGCTTTGTAATTTTTCTGCTTGAGTCCATACATTCACCTCGTTAGTGTCTAAGTCTTTAGTAACAGCGCACCAGATCCTACTCGATACGCTGTTGGTCTCGATGTCAATTACTATTTGCCTCATACATACTCCGCCTTTCCTGATCTTACAGCATAAAAGGTTTTCTTTTCCATCTCTTTCTTCCTGTTCTTCCATTTGTTAGAGGGTGATCGAGGATCTTTGAGCATGTCTTCATAGTATCTCTCAACACGATCTTCATTCATAGCAATACCTAATGTCTTAGGGGTATACCATGACCAATCTAATATACCAACAGGTCTCAATAGTGTTCTGTTACCAGCGATAATAAACTTATCATCAATAATCAAACCACTATGAAACTCTTTTAGTTTACGATCTTTGTTATCAAGATACTTCTCGATCTTCTTCCAAGCTATAAAGAACTTAAAGTTATTAATGTAGATCATAACTCCTCGTCAAGATGTTTAATATCGTCAAAGTTTTTATACTGTTTGAAGAAACCCTTATGCTCTGGATGTTCTTCCATAAACTTTTTGGCATAGAATGGAGACCAATGATTAGCTAGTTTAAATTTACTATCGTTCTCATAGAGGGCGGTGTCCCATCGTATCCGTTGAATGATAGCTGAAGCAGAGAACACATTACGATACTTAGCTGCTTCGAGTGCAAACTTTTTAAACATAGGATAGATATGTGGATTGTTTTCTAAGTGTTCTTCAAAGTCTTTCATGCTGATAGTCATAGTACATTCTCCTCATCGTCTTTACGTTCAATCATTCTACCACATTCCAGATCATAAAGCAAGCGACATGCTGGTCCAGTCAACCCACTAAATCTATTCTTCAACACACGTACGTTGGTTGTGTGTCTCTCGATAGGATCTTCTGCCTGACCGTTACGTTCAAGTGACAGTACGATATCAGATAGCTGACCGATAGAACCTGAACCACGTAGCTGTGACAGACTGGTAGCCGCACCTTCCTCATGTCCCTTGTTACCATCAGGTCTCTTGAGATGAGACACCACGAACAGAGCTATGTCTGTTTCCTGAACTAGCATACGTAGCCTAGTCATTATCTCATCGATAGCTTTGCGTTCATCACCTGACTGCTGTGCGCTGACCACAATACTGACGTGGTCTAGGAATATGTACTTACATCCTAACCCTTTGGCTAGATACCTGACCCTGCTTATGATGTTCTCGATATCGGTAGATCCAAAGTGATCGAACAGGTAGATCCTGCCAGTACCTAGCGTGAGATCAAACGACTCGATCAGTTCATCCTCAGTATAAGGTACGTCTGGTAAGTGTAGTGGTTTGTTAGCGGCTAGTGACATCAGTGATCGTGCTGTCTTGCGTGTTGATTCCTCAAGAAACATCAGACCAATGTTGTCCTGCGTGTTGTTAAGCACATGCCACACCACCTCACGTAAGAACTGTGACTTACCTAGTCCTGACCCTGCTGTGATCGTGACAAGCTCCGCCTCTCTGATACCATAGGTTAGCTTGTTGAGTCCAGCGTAGGGGTAGTTCACCATTGACTTCTCGATTGGCTTGCTGACTTCTTCCCATAGCGTAGACCCATCAATAATACCATCAGGTACATACTTCTCTGACTGCCACCACTTGTCCATGAATAGCTTTTGCTGACCAGCCTTGAGATAATCACAACCATCCTTATACTCAGACGTTGACTTGAATATCTTTACCTTTGATCCGAACACATTAGCTATCTGCTGTGCTGCTTCCTTACCTTGCTCGTCATTGTCCATGCACACTACGATATGCTCGAATGAATCCAGCCACTCGTAGTTATCCTTGACGTTAGACATAGCACTGCCTGCCCCTGATTTGATTGAGACAACAGGGAACTTAGAACCTAGCATCTGGTAAACCGCGAGACAATCAGCTTCGCCTTCTGTAATGGTGACATACTTACCGCCATCGCTGAACTGTGTCATACCGAACAGGGGCTTGGCATCTTCCCATTGACCTACGATATGAAACTTCTTCTCGTGCTTGCTACGTTTCTTGATAGCACAGACATCGCCATTGGTAGACGTATCGTGATATGGAAACCAGTAGAACAGATCATCCTCTGCTACTCCGTATGCCTTGCACGTAGCACTCGTGATCCCTCGATCCTTCATGCCACTAGCATCAGACAGGTTTTGATACTGACTATACCAGTCGTTATCTTTTGGTTTAGTAATCATTATCCTTCTCTCTTGTTGGTGGTTACTGTTTCTTGTGTGACAACTGAAGCAATAGGTGTGATCCTCGTAGTAAGACAGAGCATCACTAGAACCACAGTCATCACATGGTTGGTGCGTCTTGATTGCTGTACTCATAAGACCTCTTATAAGATTATTATTATAATTATCTTATTAGATAACTAATAAGTATTATAACA